CATCGCGCGCTCAAGCATATCTCCAGATAAACCAGAAGATGGGAAACTTATGCCCTCTTGTATGCCTCGTTGATCAAGATACATCTGAGCGGCGCGAACAGCGCACAAATCAGTCCGAGCGGAGAGAGCGTCCCAATAGTTCATTTGAACACCACGCTCCCAGATACCGCTAGGACCTAATATACTCACACACCATAAACGTGGCCACTTTGTGGTGCACATCTCCAACTTAGTCTGGGAAGCTGCTACCGTCACGCACTCAGTTAGATTTAGCATTTGTCGAATTCTCTTGATAGATTGGTGTGGGACTCTACACCGTGATCAGAGACATGGTGGCACGAGTGGCACAAGTACTCCCCACAGCGATCGGTGTCAACCGCAATCGGGCATGATCTTGTAGCTTGTCTCCTACAAGACACACATTTCCGTCCGTGGATAAGGAGTTGCGCCTCGTAAATCATCTTGGCTGTAATGTAGCTCATGACTCCTCCCGCATTAGAACGTAGTCAGGGTTACGATTGACTTCTTCTCGCAAGAGCTTGGCCACGTTAGAGTTTTTCTGAGCCCCAAAGCTATTGAGCCACTGCGCACATTGCTGTGATGACCAGCCCATCTCGGTAAGGGCTAGAAGTACTTGATTGTTCCTGTTCATTCTTACGGCCTCGTGCCAGCGCATCGGGTCACCAGACACCCAACTCCCATCGATGTAAGTTGAGCAAAGCCACCTACCATCAATTTGTTGCTCAATTCTTGATCGTGACGTGGCTTTGGCCAGTGCATCAGTTCGTGATCTTTTTTTAATTGCCATCTTGTTCTCCGTGTTGTGTTGTTATAGCTTGAACCTATCTGGTGTCACGTTGTGACGTTCTTATTATACAGGCAGTTTACCTATTAGCGACCGTTTCTGACTAGATCGTCGTACGATTTTTTCTTTGGCAATGTCGATGAAACCAACCCGCCTGCCCTCGTCAATCAGAAAACCCTTCTTGATTGTGTATCTGTATTGCTCACCTGCCTTGATGTAAACCTCACCACGGCGGATAATATCTGCCTTCGCATGATGAAGAGTAGTTTTGTTGAGGAAACACTTCCCATCCAAAACCTGCTCGCCACAGCATGGCGATACCTCTTCGTAGTCATCATAAAATGCTGACTCTGATCCATAGGCATAATAAAAGCCATCGTTGATGACCACTGGTTCAGTCTGTTCTTTACAATATGCGCAAATGCCCATCGTCTTTCTCCGTGTTGTGTAATTCGTTGTGACATACCTACGATACACGCTTTTTTACCTAATGCAAACGCTTTTGCCTAAGATTATTGTATAGCTAAGATGAGGATAAGAATCTAAACCATAGTCGAAGAGAATCATGAGTGCAAGAGAAGTCTTCAAGGTCAGTGCTTCTGCAAGTGTTATCAAAAAGATCCTACTTTCTCAACGAGAGTCGAAATCACGTGAACGCCGAGCCACTGCCATCGTTAAGTTCAAAAGACCAAACCTCAAAGGTTCATGTGGGACGTGTGCCTTCGCCGTGAGCCTTCATAGGTCTGGAGCTATGCTTTCATGCGAGGGGGGAAAGAAGCTGACGGTTAAAATACGTGGTGTTATGAAACAGTCAAGTGCCCTGATGTTCAATGATGAGGGTTGTGGGTTATGGAAAATAAAAAACGAGGTATAATACGATGCCGGGGTACATCGTAGTTGAGCGTGTGGTTGTGACAGATTCTCCGTTAACTCCTGCGACCCGGCAGGAAGGGCTGGCCTCCAGCCCTTCCACTTTTTTAGGAGTCCGGTTATGAATGAAGAAGAGCGTTGTGGGTACTTTGCACTGCGACACTATCATGCCCCGTTCATTAAGTCGCAAGGGACCCTCACTTGTACCACGATAGGCTGGTACCACAAGAGGTCACTAGCCAATTCCAGTAGAGTTACCTATATGAAGTCTCGAGGGATTCGTGGGCGGGTATACGTTGAAGAGTGCAGAGCGAGCCAAGTCCCACAAGAGGATCTTACTCGCTTAGATAGTGTGATTTTAACCATTGAAAGGAACGATGATGTCAGTAATTAGTGTAACGAAAGAAGTCCAGTGGGACATGGGTCATAGAATACCGAACCACAAGAGTAAGTGCCGCAACCTGCATGGTCACAGATATAAGCTCGAGGCGAGAATCACAGCACCTGAGCTTGGGCGCCAGGGTTCTTCAGAGGGTATGGTTATTGACTTTGGAGACTTAAAAGATCTCCTGATGGAGATTCATGATCTTCTCGATCATAAGATGCTCTTGCAGACCGGTGACAAGTCGCTCAGCGAAGTCAAAGTAGAGCCTCTTCTTGACGAAGAGTGGGAGGGGTTTGAGGGTCCTCAGATTTGGAAACAGCATCAACAGGATGGTGGAGTTGTTGATCACCTTCGCTGCTCGTTCGTACCTACTGCTGAGAACCTCGTCGTATGGTGCGCAGAGTACCTACGTCTAAGAATGTCGGGGAGTGACTACTCACTCTGTGAACTCCGTCTATACGAGACTCCGACTTCAGTCGCTGTCTGGGCTTGCACTGTATGAAGACAGTCAGTGCAGAGTGTAAGGTGCTCAACCCAGACCACCCTACAAGATGCTTCTAGTACTTGACACACAAGGTATCATCTACTCTGCGTACTACGCGAAAGGGGTAGACTTAACGACTATAGATGATAAACCAGTCGGAGCAGTCTACATCTTTGTCAAGTCTCTGTTGAAGTTATGGAGAGGGTTCCGACCTGAGCAGATGATCGCCTGCCTTGACTCTCCTAGAAAGGGGTTACATAGGTCGAAGATCTTTCCCGGGTACAAAGGCACGAGAGGAGCTTCGCCAGAAGACCTCTTTCCTCAAGTTGATTTGTTCCTAAAAATACTCGATCTTTGGCAGGTGCCTACTCTCAAAAACCCAGAGTGGGAAGCTGATGACTTGATTGCTTCAGCAGTGTACGAGTACACGGACGAGAAAACGATCATCGTGACACGCGATAAAGACCTTTGTCAACTGGTTGACAAAGTCACTTGGATCTACCAGCCAGACCAGACTTTCATTAAAGAAACTGACGTCATCGAAAAATTTGGAGTCCCACCATCTCGTGTTGCAGAGTGGCTTGCTCTAGTTGGAGACTCGTCAGACAATATTCCTGGTGTACAGGGTATCGGACCGAAAACAGCGACGTCTTTCATAATGGATTATCCGGACATCGTTACTGCCGCCGAGATAAACGCGTCAAAGGCTACTGGTAAAGCCCTTATTCAAGCGATAAGCTCTGGATACTATGATCTAATGGTTGAACTCACTACTACAAATACCACGCTTCCAATAGCTGATGACTTCGATCCCTCTTGGAGCGGTCCAGACTTCTCAAAAACTGCTGAACTATTCAATGAACTTGGTTTCGAAACTCTTAGATGAGGTCCGGAGTGATGGTTGAATTTCTTGTTATTCTCGGAGTGGTGTTCAGTATATTTTCAGTAGACTTTTTCGTGAAAGTTCTCATGGTGTCTAGTGCTATCAATCATAAAAAATTCTCATATACGCTACTCGTTTTTCTGCTCTTAGCTGAAACACTGGTCGGAAGTACTATAATCACCATGATTTTGTTCACAGCACATTATGGGAATTTATGAGTAATTCGCAATAAACGGGCGAAGCGGGGCAGGGGTTGACTAAGTATAAAGAGGCGTCGCGTCGATCCGGTGTGCCAGACATCATCTATGAGACGGATAAAACGAGTGGACGGCAATACTTGGTTTTTCTGGAAGATCATTATAGGACCTCTAAATGAAATACGAAGACATCAGAAACAGCCTCAAGACTGGTGATATTGTACTCTTCAGCGGTAAAGGCAATATTTCCACCGGTATCAAGTATGCCACGAGGTCACGCTGGTCTCATGTTGGTATGGTTCTCGTGTTGCCTGAGTACGACTTCACATGCCTTTGGGAATCTACGACATTGTCTGATATTAGAGACGTTTCAGGAGTACTACGCCGTGGAGTGCAATTAGTACCTCTATCTGATCGAATTCAACAGTACCGTGGTGAGATAGCCTTTAGAAAGTTGCTGGTCAATGTTCCTGATGACAGTATACTGAAGCTCATGATTCTGAGAAAAGAACTTAGGGATCGTCCATATGAGAAAAATAAACTTGAGCTCATTAGAGCTGCCTATGACGGACCGTTTGGAGCGAACGCTGAAGACTTGTCAAGCCTGTTCTGCAGTGAGCTCGTCGCGGAAGCTTACCAAGCTCTAGGTCTGATTGATGAGCGTGAGCCTAGCAATGAGTACACTCCAGCTGATTTCGCAGACCGCCGCACTACCCTACCACTTGGTGTGGCCATAGATCTTGACTAATCAATGAAAAAACGATTTCTGTATTAAAAGAAATAAGTCTTGCAAAAGCTGAGTAGAGCATATAGATTACAGTTAGCATGGGACTCGTTTAATCTCCGAGAGATTGATAGTCTTCTCAGCTTCAGACTACCCCCGAGGGGTTAAGTCGCTTCCCCGAGGGAGGCCAAACCAATCATTCTATTTTCAGGAGAAGCCAAATGGCTAACGATTTCAATTCCGTCATTCCGCAAATTCTCGCACAGGGCTTGATGGCTCTTCGAGAGAACGCCGTAACCGCGCAACTTGTGAACCGAGGGTACTCTCCGGAGTCTGGCACCCAAGGATCTACTGTTGACGTGCCCGTTCCATCTGCAGTAGTCGCGAACGCTGTCTCACCTTCAAATACTCCACCTACTGCGAAAGACTCGTCACCTACTACAGTTCCTGTCGTCGTTGATCAGTGGTATGAAGCTCCTTTTCATCTTACTGACCGTGACATGGCCGAGGCTATGACTGGCATCATCCCAATGCAGGCTAGTGAAGCCATCAAGTCTCTTATCAACATCGTTGATTTGAGTGTCCTCGGTGAGTACAAGAACTTCTATGGGGCTTATGGTACTGCTGGTACAACCCCATTTGGTAGTGGCGTTGATTTGAAGTCTGCTACTCAGATTCGGAAGATTTTGAATAAACAGCTCGCTCCATTGACAGATCGTCGTGTCGTCTTCGACCCTGACGCTGAAGCCGCTGCTCTTGAGCTCCGTGCCTTTAACGACGGTTCATACAGTGGTGATTTCATGGCCATTCGTGAGGGTCAGCTCAACCGTAAGCTCGGATTTGAGTGGTGGATGAACCAGAATACCCCGACACACACTGCTGGTACTGCCGCAAGTATGCTTGTCAACGGTACTCCTGCGGTTGGGGCTACTACTCTCAATCAAGATGGTGGGACTGGTACTCTTGTCCTTGGTGATCTATTCACCATTGCAGGTGATCCTCAGTACTATGTCGTGACAGCAGAAAACTCGAACGTAACTACCACACCTGGTATCACGTTCGCTCCTGGGTTGCAGGCTGCGCCTGCAGACAATGCTGCGATCACCGTGGTGGGTACTCATGTGGTAAACCTCGCGTTCCATCGTGATGCGATTGCTTTCGCCTCTCGCCCACTCCAGCAACTCACCTTGCCTGGTTCGATCATTCGTGAAGCTACAGACCCGGTGTCTCGGCTCACACTTCGTCTTGAAGTTACTCGTCAGCATAAACAGACTGTCTTCTCATATGACATGCTCTGGGGAACGAAGACGGTTCGTCCAGCTCTCGGTGCTCGTCTGCTAGGCTAGGGCAAACCACCTAACCTAAAAGGAGATATCAAATGGAGACCATCAGAGTCACTCGCAAAAGTGACGGAAGAGTGTGTGTCATCAACGAGTCTGATTTCGATGAATCAGTCCACGCCCATCTTGAAAAACCAGCTAAGATGGTGAGTGGTGCTAAAAACTCTAGTGCTCCCCGTTCTCGTTTGAAAAAACGTGAATTCACTGAGTGAAGTGAGTGTCTCTTGATGCTACAGTTGGTGGGGTCGCTGCGAACGCGTATTTGACGGTCGCAGCGGCTACCGCTCTTCTTTCTCAGAGGCTCCACACATCTGATTGGACTGGAGCTGATCCCGATAATCAATCTGCCTCGCTGATCTGGGCGACACGATTGATTGAAGAAAAGTTTGAGTTTGATGGAAGTGTCGTCAACAACGTCCAGAAGTTAAGGTGGCCTCGAATAGGGACCACTGACGTTGAAGGAAGAGCGTACCTTTCAACCGAAATACCACCTCCAGTACAGATTGCTGCTTCTGAGCTTGCTCTTGTACTTATTAAGACCGACACTACTTCTCGCTCGTCCCTTACTGAGAAAGGGTTGTCTGATATAAAAGTCGGACCGATTACGATGGGTGTTGACAGAGATTTCCAACCAGACATCATTCCTCGACAGGTGGTAGACACTCTTAAGCACGTTGGTGACTTGATAGTATCAGTAGAACGCTCTGGAGGTCGAATCGCCAACGTTTCTAAAAGAGTCGTAGAATATAAAGGCTGGCCTCGATACTATGGCTATAATGTCTATAGATAGTGGTTGTACGACAAGCACTATTCTCAATGAGACTACCAAAAGCATAGAAACGGTGTGATTGATGCCACTCTTAGATTTCTTACCAGACGTCATCAAAGAAGTTCTTGGTATCCTCGAAGTGAGCACTACTTTCACAATTCCGGCTCAAACGTATAGTCCGATCGCTGGGGCGTACACTGGGACCCCTACTACTCACGTGGTGAGCACTTCGCCTCCTTTAGACGCGAAAACCTCATTTCCAGACTTGGTTTTCAACACTGAGTTGGTGATACTGTGCCCTGAAGTCTCATTCTCTCTCCATAGAGGCGTAACCGCTCAAATTCAATCACAAGAGTACACTGTAGGTTCTGTCAAGACAGTAGACACAGGTGCTGGAGTCGCGCTGAACATAATTGAGGTGTCAACTTGAATGTGATGCAGTTTAACCTCAGTCTTGATAAGTGGCGCGAAAAATACGAAGACAGCTTTCTTGACTTCGTCAAGAAGTTATCACTTGAAATTCTCAGGCGTGTGATGAGCAAGACGCCCGTCGACACTGGTCGAGCTCAAAGTAACTGGAGAGCCACTGTCAACGAGGCTCCAGTGGCTGACGGAGGACACATGAGCACAAATCCAGGAGCTGCTTTTTCTAAAGCTTCAGAAGTCATCGTTCGTGCTGATCGAATCGAGACAGTGTTTATATTCAACTCGGTGCCTTACATTCTTGAGCTTGAGAACGGGAAATCAAGGCAAGCCCCTCGAGGTATGCTTTCATTGTCTCTTCAAGAGGTTGAAGGTTTCGTGAATGAGCTATAAAATACGAGAATTATTTAGACAGAGCATCAGAAGTCGAATACACTCAGTTCTCGACCAAAAGGTCTCGGGCGTAGTCGGCAACCTTAGCTATGAGATTAGGTACCCTAATGCTCCTGTGAATGAGAATCGTGACGTGGTGTTGAAAGTTTACATTCTTGAGGGGACTTCAAGAAAGGTTGAGGTCGGGAACGAGAGTCCGACACAGAACAGGATTCCAGGACAATTACGATTCCAGGTCATGGTACCCGTTGGTACTGGAGACTACATGATGAGTAGAATCTGTGATATGATTTGTCGGACTTTCGATAGTGTTGATGTCGGTGAAGCTACTTTTTATTCGACCACCGTAGAAGAAGTCGGAGTAGAGGGGTCGAAGTACCGCCATGATGTGATATGCCCGTTCGATCTTGACTTTGGTTACGTTAACCCCGTACCTCTCCCATCACTTTACCTACCATTCGATAACATCTACGAAAACTCAGAATACAGTTGGTATGGTGAAACCTACTCAGGGGCAGGCAAACATGACGGGGCTTTTGTATTTGACAATGCGGCAGTTTTATCAGTGCCTGCGCCAACCCTTGACCCCAACGCATACAGTGTGGTTTTCTGGATAAACGCCAGGGGTCCGATATACATTGGTGAGCAATCCGCCAAGGTCATCTGGAGGGGTGACATCAATAATCTTTCAGACCCTGTCCCGCATTTTATCTTCAATACCAACAAAGATTTCTACTCAGGTGATGTTTGTTACCACGACGACTCTTTTCCTTTGCCTAGTGAGGTAACCGGTGATTTGTTTGATGAAACTTGGCGTCACGTTGCTATCACCTATGACGGTGCGAAGAAACGTTTTTATCTAGATGGGGTGTTGAGGCACACAGCAGTTGCGTCTCCCGCTCCTGTGGCAAATGACACGTTGAACTTTGGTGGCGTCCCTGGGTACTACTTCAAGATCGGGTCTCTTGATGACATAGGATTCTTTTCTGGAAGCGTACTCGATCACGAACAGATTAACGAGATCTATAGTAGCTCTGACCCGTTGGGCACACCATTATGAGATTAGATATAGCTTTCTATCGAAAACCATGTATTATATTTCAATAACCACAGAGTAGAGGAAAAGATATGTCAGCATCAAATAAACTTGCGATAGCCTACAAAGAAGAGTTGACCTTTGGGGTAGAACCAGGTGGTGACTATAAGAAACTCAGGTTCATCAGCGAAAACCTCAACCAGAAGGCGGACTATGTCGAATCAGATGAAATCCGTGAGGATCGTGCGAACGTAGACACAATTCGCGTAGACGCTCATTGTAACGGAGACTTGGGGTTTGAGCTGTCGTACGGTACCTATGACCCATTTATTGAAGCCCTCATGGGTGGGACTTGGTCTGCCGCGGTTGAAATCGTAGCCTCAACAGAAAACCTGCAGATTGACTTCAATTCGTCCGCAGGTACTGTAGAAGCCACTGGAAAGTTTCTGAACAGTGCTATCGCAATAGGAGACTGGCTTGTCTTCTCTGGACTGACAGGTGGTCTTGTCTCTATGAATGGAACTCCTTTCCGCGTCATAGATCGTATCGACGATGATCAGGTAGTGGTCGCTGGAAAAATCGCTCTGATTGATGGGACACAAGCTGCTTCCGCTTCAGATAATGGAGTGATCACTAAGGCTTCTAATCTTGTCAATGGTAGTACTACTCGATCATTCTCATTAGAGAAAAACTATACTGACTTGAGTGCGACGTACATCAGACTCTTGGGTCAGAAAATCTCTGGGTTCACACTCGAAGTCCCGACAGCGGGAAAAGTCACAGGCAATTTGTCTCTGATGGGGAAGGTCGAAGAAATGTCAGGGACAGGGCATAGTGTAACACCAGCCACTACTACTCGTATCTTTGACACCACCTCTAATATTGAGGCTATCATTGAAGGGACTCCGGTAGCTGGCACCACCAATTCTTTTAAGGGTACATTCTTTTCAATTAACATCAGTGATGATTTGCGAGCCCAGCCAGAGCTCGGTGAACTTGGTCCTCAAGGAATTGGCGAAGGAAAACTTTCGATCACAGGAAAGATACGAGCGTATTTTAAGTCAGCTCCACTGAGAACCAAGTTTCTGAATGACACGGACTCTTCTCTAATATTGATGATGAAAGATCGAGAGGGCAATAGGTATATTTTCGACCTGCCTCAAGTGAAGTACACTGCCGGTGCCAATGAAAACTCTGGACCGTCTACTGATATTGTTGAGGATCTTGACTGGACCGCTTCGTTAGATCCCACTGAAGGTATAGTTGCACGTCTAGTTCGAATCACAACCTAACGAGAGAGAGTCATATGAAATTTTCACAATTGGTAAAAGAATCCGATAAGACTGAAGTAGAAGTTTGGGTCCCTTACGGTGATGATGGTCTCGAACTTAAAATTCGTCCTATTGGTTCAAAAGAGTTTGATGCCTACGTCAACCGACAGTTCAAGATCCGTAGGGTGACAAAGAGCCTCGATGAAGAAGAAGTTGGGAAAGAGGCGGCTGCTAATACAGTCCTCATTGATTGGAGAGGTCTTATTGATGATGACGACCAAGAAATCCAGTACTCACCAGAACAGGCACTCAAGCTTTTTAAGGAGGCTCATCGTTTCTACAAAGATGTGATTCAGATCTCAAGATCAATCGCTGAAGGTGATTCCGACTTGGGAAACTTCTAGACTGGGTAGCGTGGTGGGTATCAATATCAGAACGAGCCGCAGACCTCAAAGTCATTGAGTCTGAGTTCGGAGAGACGACCTTACTATCCAAAGAACCACAGCTAGATAGTTGGGAGAGATATGCTCTCGATGTATGGCAAGATTTATCAAAAACTCGAGAAATCGGTTTCGGAATTAGTCAAATAACCTATAGAGAGATACACTCATACCTTCTTGTTAACATCACACCTAAGTGTCTCTGGAAACCGCTCGTAATAGCAGTGTCAGCGATAGACACGGTGTGGGTAAACCTTTGTAGAGATAAAAGTCAAAATGGCAGTTCCAAAGATACTCTCAGTAGCGATAGACGCTCGGGGCGCTACTGAGGGAGCTAAGGTATTTTCTAAAGCGACAGACCGAATTAAACGTGCTAGTCACGATGTCGCCGCAGCTGGTAAAAGAGCTGGAGACGCTACTAAGAAAGCTTCGTCTGGTGCTGCATTCTCAACGATGCAGAGATACTTAGCACTTTCAGTCGCAATAGGCGGAGTCGGTGCCGCTTTGAGAACGGCTGTGAGAGTGAGTGCTGATTTTGAGTTAAGTCAAGCAACCCTCAAGGGTGTTTTGCGAGCTACATCTGATGAGATGGAAAGGCTTGAATCAACAGCTAGACTCGCAGGAGCGAGAACCGTTTTTACAGCCACACAGACTTCAGATGCACTGATATTTCTAGCTAGAGCGGGGTTTAGTGTGAATGATTCTATTTCTGCCCTACCTGCTACTCTAGATCTCGCCGCTGCCGGAGGTTTGGACCTGGCTAAGTCTGCTGACCTGGCTTCAAATATTGTGTCACAGTTCGGTCTTGCTGCTGACCAGACAAGAAGAGTTGCTGACGTCTTAGTGACGACCAGCAATAATGCGAACACCTCAATTTTGCAGCTCGGTCAGTCGATGAAATTCGGAGGATCTATCGCAGGAGCCATGAACAAAAACATCGAAGAAATCGCTGCGATGATAGGTGTGATGGGTAATGCAGGTATTCAGGCGACAATGGCGGGCACTGCGACTAGGCAGATGCTTCTGTCACTTGTTGATCCCTCGGCTCGAGCCAAGAAAGCTTTCGCTGAGTTCTTTGAAGTGATCGACATTACTTCTGACTCGATGGTTGATATTTTCAAAGAGATGAGAAGCCAAGGTTTTAATGAACAAGATCTAGCTATCCTGTTCGGACGGGAAGCTTCTTCCGCAGCTATTCAGATTTTGAATAACCTTGATGAAGTAGAAAGGCTAATAAAGAAAAACGAGGCGGCCGCTGGTTCCGCTGCAGATTTAGCGAAAGAAAAAATCGACACTCTTGATGGTTCATTCAGAACTCTCAAATCAGCAGTTGAAGAAGCCTACCTTCAGATGATGGACAATGGTCCTAAGATAGCCATTAGAGAGTTAATTGACCTCACTACCGCAGTCGTTAGAAACATGACTGATATGGACGAAGCCGGAGGCAAGTACGCGCGGACTGCTGAGTTGATAGTAAAGGCTGTCAGACTACTGATTCCGGGGTACAACCAGGTCGCTGGCGCTCTAGAACACTTGCGTGAAACATCTTATGATCTTGAAGAATCTAGTCACACACAGCTAGACCTCATTAGAGAGATAGCTAACGAATTGATACACAGAGTGGGTGAGGCCGTAACCATAGTAATGGAGCTGCTCAAGAAGTTTGCGGGATGGGTCGGGAAACTGTGGGACGACACAATCGGCAAGATGTGGAACGACCTCAAATCGATGATCACAGCCATTGGTGAGTGGGCGCAGTTGGGGATGACAGGCATTGCAGGCATTTCAGGTTTTAACGCCACAAGACCAGAGCGTAACCCCGGCCCTATAGAGACTTCATTGTTCGATGTCGGCGATTTCATGGACGCGGTCAGAGCTAGGTTGGCTGCGACAGCTGTCAAGAATACGCCAAGGCTTCCTGACACTGTAGTGGGAATTGAGTCAACGGCGGCACTACCTCCCCCGGAAAGAATCGTTGAACTCAATGAAGAGCTCAAAAATACACGGACGCTCGCCGATGATATTGGAGACTCATTCGCCACAGCGTTTGAAAATATTGTGGTGGGGGCGGGTAGTGTCAAAGAGGCCTTAGCCTCTCTCGTTCAAGATGTATCACGGCAAATTCTTAGAGAGTACACCAGAGATTTCATCTCCGGTGGGGTCTCATCGTTTGTCAACGGACTCTTGCCTCAGGCTAATACGGCGTCGACGGCTCCTGGTATGCCTTTACTACCCCAAGGTAGGTCGAGACCAGGAACGAACGTTAACATGGTTGTGAACACACCAAATCCCGATGGCTTTAGAAAGTCTAGAAGGCAGATTATGAAAGCTTTCGGAGGTTAGTATGTCTTTTCATGATACGCGGTTCCCACCAAATATCTCATATGGGAGTGTCGGTGGACCAGGCTTCAGCAATCAAATCATATCTACTAACTCTGGGCACGAAGAGATCACCCCTCTTTGGTCTCAGCCAAGACATAAGTACGATGTTTCTTACGGTATACGAAAGCACGAAGATCTGAGCGAGGTCAAAACCTTTTTTATGGCTAGACAAGGTTCTGCGCACTCATTTAGATTCAAAGACTGGGGAGACTTCAAAAGTACAGCCTCAGGTCTCTCAGAGAGTATGGGGGGCACTCAAATTACATATGAAGATGTCTTGATTGGTGTTGGTGATGGAGAGACAACTGCATTTCAGCTCGTAAAGAAGTATATAAACGGAGGTTCTACTAGGACACGGACTATATCAAAACCTGTCAATGGAACGCTTGTCATAGCGTTTGACGGTGCAGCCCAGGTGTCTGGTTGGGTTTGTGACTACACTACGGGTATCGTTACGTTCTCGGTAGCTCCAACGGATTCTGTACAGGTTACCGCTGGATTTGAATTCGATGTTCACGCCAGATTCGATTCAGCTGACGAAACTCTCATGATATCACTTGACAGTATCGGATCAGGAAGCACTACTATAGAGATCATTGAGGTGGTCAGTCCTACACCCCTCTCAGATTCACAGTACTTTGGGGGGTCAACTTCAGGGACTCTTTTTTTAGAAGCTGACACCACACTCTCAGAGACATCAGGAAAACTCCAAAAGCTAGATCCGGGGCTTTCGAATAAAAATGTCATCTTACCAATTCCAGACGTTAGGCTCTGGCCGGGAGGAGGCCCGTACTGGGTAATCCAAAACGGAGGCAGTGTGTCTTCACTGGTCATCAAAAGTGGTACTGAAGAAATGAAGTCACTAGCTCCAGGGAAGGCTGCTTCAGTATTTTTAGAGATATCCTCAGATTCATACTCGTGGGTAGTGGTAGGGTGATTTCAAAAAGAGAATACTACGGTGGTTTCAAGGTAGATTCTAATGTGATAACTCCTGAAACCAGATGCTACCGGAACTCTACCGAGGTAGTCACTACTCCTACTTACAAGGGGGCGTTCAATGAAGGCTGGTACGCGCATCTATTTGGGAAGTATTCATTTGGAGGGGTCACTCTTAATTCTAATGAGTGTGGTGTTTTGACTTTGGCTGGAGGAGAGTGGTTACTTTCACCACTCGACTCGTTCAGCTCTGCTTCAGGAAGTGCTCCGGCTGCAACTAAGATGGCATTGAGTTTCAAAAGAAACTGGTGTAATGTAAACCTCGCAAACGAGCTGGCATCAAGAACGGGATACGACCAGAGTTTTCCAGTAGAACTGACGGTTACCATAGAAGAGGGTTCAGTTCTATTCGGGGAAACCACTTCTAGCCCTGCCTGCAGTACTGGAAACCTACCAGCTGGTTCATCAGTCATACTTGTGAATAAAGGATCAATCATCGGGGCTGGTGGTGAGGGCGGTAAGTTAGCGAGCAGTGACGGCAAGAATGGTGGTCCTTGTCTGAAATTGACGGTCCCGACTGCCATTAAAAACACTGGGCTCCTCGCGGGAGGTGGCGGCGGGGGCGGAGCCTCAGTTTATGACGACGATTTTATCGGTGGCGGTGGTGGTGGTGCAGGGTTTCTTCCCGGAGTAGGGGGGTACGGGAATTCTTCAACTGGAAGTCCTGGCGTTGGTATAACGCCAGGCTCTGGTGGTGAAGCTGACCCTCTTGAAAAGAATTGGGGAGGAAACGGTGGTCGATTAGGTTCTCAGGGAGAGCCTGCTTGGGTCTACACTGCAAGTCGATCAGAAGAAGGTTTAGGCGGAGCTCCTGGTCATGTAGTGCTAGGCAGCGAGCATGTCACCTGGCTTGAAAAAGGTCGTGTGAGTGGTATCATGACACCGAGTGATGGCAGCGACCTCACTTATATTCACACAGACACCGTAGAAGATTGTGGCCATATCAACCCTAAAGAGTGCTGTGACAGGTTAGATCTGTACCCTAATACTATTTCGATTGAGATCGGTGAGGGGGCTACTGTTGGGGCACTTAGGCGAACGAAATATGATACCCACGGAGCACCAACATTGCTCGAAGTTGATGGCGCTATTCATATTCCGAGTGGGACCGTAGGTACTTTGTCTATTATCAACAGGGGCTTTATTTTAGGAAAAGGAGGTGCAGGAGGGTCAGGAGCTGTAGGTTCAGCTGTGGGGCAAGACGGCGAGGACGGAGGCACAGCTTTGAAGGTCGAAAAGGCTGTGTCTGTGACGAACTATGGTCTCATAGCTGGAGGCGGCGGAGGTGGTGGTGGTGCAGGTTCAAATGAAGATGGTACTGGCGGTGGGGGCGGTGGTGGTGCTGGTTCAGCGGCAGGAAAAGGTGGTACTGGACTTGGGGTAGGGCTTTCTTTGAAGACGACTGTCGGTAGTTTTAGAAGAGCTCCTATCTTCCAAGTCACGGTAAACCCATATCTGTACATCAGGATAAAGAGAGGGACCCGCCCTTTCCCGACACCTACTCCTGTACGTTTATTCAGCACAGGTATTCTTCCTTCTGGGCTCAATCAACAAGAAATTTACTGGGCTATAAACTCCATTGACACTTACAACGTACCCGGCACATCACCAGATGAAAAGTACCCTGTCTTCGAATTATACCGTACAGAAGCTCTGGCTCTGGTTGCTGACTGGGCTACAGCCATACAGATGCAGCCACAGGACTATGGTACTGGTAGTCATTTCTATCATATTGTCGATAAGTCCGGAAATCAGCTTGAAACTGGTAACGGGTTCGATGGTGACTCATCTGATGGTGGGCTAGGAGGACTTTCTTTTACAGGTGCCTACGGTTATGATGTCAAGGAAATTGGTGGTGATGGTGGTGACCTGGGGCAAGCGGGTTCAAACGGGACCTCTGGTTACGGCTCTGCAGGCGTCGGAGGTTTAGGAGGTAGTTCTGTTGAAGGTAACTCTAACATCACCTGGGTACTTACCGGAACTCGCATTGGAGCTATCATATGATACCAATGAACGATGCGCGACTGGCGCTCATACCAGGTGCTGTTCATAGGTTTTGTACCTGCTGGAAGCTCATCCGGTGTGACGGGGTGATACTACGTTTCACGACTCATGACACCATAGTCACAATCGGAGTCGAAGACTACACACCCGTCGGCGGCTTTGACGAAACCGCTACCGAATACGCAAAAGGCTTAGGTGAAACGAACAAAGACCTGATCGGAGTACTGTCTGCTGAGGCAGTGACCTCGTCTGATTTGAAGGCTGGAAAGTATGATGGCGGCCAAGTACTTGAAATGACTGTTGACCACACCTACCCTTGGGTTGGACCATTAAGAACTCAATCATACACCATTAGGCGTGTTCGATGGACTGACTCAAACTGGGAGGTCGAGCTTGAGGGTTTCACGAGAAACCTTAGAAACCCCGTCACAGGTGTTTTTGGTCGAACTTGTCAATGGAAGTTCGGAAGTCCTGAATGTGGTGTCAACATTGCTAGACATGTATCAGCGAGGCTTGAAGTCGAGTCAGTAGAATCAAGAAGTAAGTTCACCTTGGTTAATGACCACACTGATAATCATTCTGGGTACACTTACGGGAAATGTCATTTTATCTCAGGAAGTAATGCTAGATTGAGTGTAGAAATAGCCATACACAAGGCTCAATCTATTACTCTTTTCCATGAACTCCCAGTAGCTCCCGCTCCAGGTGATTACCTCTTCGCAGTCAAAGGGTGTGACCACACTTTTGAGACATGCAGAACAATTTTTTCCAATCAAAAGAGATACGGAGGATTTATCAGCATTCCTGGTTCTGACCGTGTCTCTAAAGTACCAGCAACCCGATGAAAAACCCAGACAAAGAGATCGAAAAATGACTTTAGAGTCACTCAACAAAAACA